GACAAGGCCCCAACCGCCGCCGCTGCCTCACCCCCGACGAAATGCGCCACAAGGGCATGACCCAGAACCCCCAAGGCACCTGGACCACCGGAGACAAACTCGACCGAAACGCCATCAACAGGCTTCAGCGGCATTCCGAGACATCCCGAGGAGACCAGTCATGAACCGCAAGGAAACCATCGCCCTCTGCCGATACCTCCAAGCCCTCTGCCCTAACCAGAAACTCGACAAACACACCCCCGACGCCTGGGCAGACATCCTCGCCAACATCGACTACTTCGACGCCAAACTAGCCATACGAAACATCACCCACCAAAACGACAAATACGCCCTCAACATCGACGTACGCATGATCTACAACGAAGCCAAAACCATCCGACAAAACCGCCGCAACAAAGCCAACCCCACCCCAACAGAAAACAACCGGCCACCAACAAACCCAGCCGCCTACTGCGAATGGATGCGCAAACGAAACCACCAACAAGCCCAACTAGAAAAACACCAATATGCTCAGGATCACACAATCACCTACTAACCAAACACAAAAGGACACAACCATGAACACCACCCCAAAAACCACCAACCACCAACACTGCAACGTCAAAAAACGCAACGGAAAACACTGCAAACAACCAGCAGGATGGGGCACAAACCACGTAGGATACGGCGCCTGCAAACTCCACGGAGGAGCACTACCCTCATCAGTACGATCCGCAGCCCGCAAAAAACTCACAGCAGAAATAGACGGACAACTCCACACCGAAACAATCCAACCCATCCAAGACCCAGCCAAACAAATACAGCTAGTAGTCGGAGAACAAGTCGCATTCCTCAACATCGCCCGGGCAAAACTAGAAACAATCACCGACCAATGGGAATACCAAAACCCCATCTCAGGAACCGAAGAAATCCGGGCTGCAATCCACGTGTATGAACGTGCCCTAGAAAGAGCGGAAAAAGGCCTAGCCAATCTCATCCGGCTAGGCATTGAAACGAAAATCGCCCGATCCCAACAGCTCACCGCAGCAGCCAACATCGCCTGGGCAACAACCCTCATCCAAAACGCCCGCAACCACCCAGACACAGACCCCAACCAGCTCCTACTGGAGGCCCTCAATGACCAGTGACACCCCCACCTGGATCCCACGCAACAACCCCCGCAGCCGCCTGCAGCAACTTCCCCACCTCATCGACCACATCACCGATTCCGGCGGGAAACCATCCACCACCACCAGCCCACACAGACACAGCATCCCCGGATCCAAACCACCCATCCCCGCCACCATCCTCGACCTCACCGGCCCCCACCCGGCCCTACTCCGACTCCTCCACACCGACGCCACCGCAATCCTGTGCCCCACCCTGTACTGGCACACACCCACCAGCTGGCGACACGAAGTCGACCTGTGCCTCCACCACTGGGGCACGGACATCACCGATGACGACTGGCAGCACATCGCCGTCACCATCAACCACATCTACAACCAAGCCACCCAAGCCGCCCACATCACACCACCCGCCCTCATCCCATGCCCCCAATGCGGAGCACCCATGGACACCACCGGCACCGGACCAAAAACCATCCTCATCTGCCAAAACCAGTCCAGCCACCAACTCCCAGGACCACACCAACTCGAACACCGATGGCGACACCACCCCGCCATGACCAGCACCGACCTATGCCAACAACTCCCCGGGCTCACACCAAACCGCATCAAACACTGGACCAAAACCGGGCGGCTCAAACCACACACAAAAGGAGGAGGACGCGGAAACCCCAACACCTATTTCCCCTGGGATATCCTCGAATGCATGTGGCCAGAAATCATCGCCGCCATAAACATGCGCGACAATGATAAACTAGGTGACAACTGAGGAACAGCTGCACCCAAAAACAGGAGCGGATAGGCGGGGGAGGCCACACACACAATGGCCACACTTCAACTCGACCCCGCCACCCTCAACGCCATGCGCCAACTATTGCAAGGCAAAAACCGGAAATGGGCCACCCCCGGCGACATGGCCCAACACCTCGACCCCGACACCATCCAAACCCCCGCCCTCCAACTCATCGACCAAACACTCATCGACACCACCAACACAACCGACGGGCGCGCCATAATCACCCTCCCCCCACAAGAAGGCAAATCGCAGCGCGTCTCACGCCGCTACCCCCTGTGGACCCTCACCCACAACCCCGACACCCGCATAGCCATCGTCTCCTACAGCCACGCCGTCGCCCGACGCTGGGGACGCACCATCAGAGACGACATCACTACCCACCCCGACCTCGGACTCACCATCCGCCCCGACCTGTCAGCCCAACACGAATGGCAACTCGTCGAGGCACAAGGCGGCGTCTACACCACAGGCATCGGCGGCAGCCTCACAGGACGACCCGTCGACCTCCTCATCATCGACGACCCCATCAAAGACCGCGAACAAGCAGACTCCACCATCTACCGCAACCGCGTCTGGGACTGGTGGACCGACGTCGCATCCACCCGCCTCGCCCCCGGCGCACCAGTCATCCTGATCCTCACCCGCTGGCACCAAGACGACCTGGCAGGACGCCTCCTCAACGCCCCCGACGGCCACCGCTGGAAGCTCCTCAACATCCCCGCCCAAGCCGAAACCAGCAACGATCCGTTAGGGCGCAAACCCGGCCAGTGGCTCCAATCCTCCCGCCGCCGAACCCAACAGCAGTGGGAAGCCATCAAACAACAAGCAGGCTCCCGCACCTTCAACTCCCTCTACCAGGGCCATCCGAGCCCGCCCGGCGGCACCATCTTCAACCGCGACCACTGGATCATCGACCCACACCCCACATGGCAAGCCGACAACAACCAGCAACACTGGGTGCCCAGCGGGCAAGTGTTCACCTCATGGGACCTCACCTTCAAAAGCGGCGAACACACAGACTGGGTCGTCGGACAAGTCTGGCAACACGACGGCGCAGTATTGCGCCTCCTCGACCAGGCACGAGGCCGCTGGTCCTTCACAGCAACCTGCCAACACATGCAGCAACTCGCGGCACGCTGGCCACAAGCCACCGCCCACCTCGTCGAAGACAAAGCCACCGGCCCAGCCGTCATCGACGCCCTCCACCACACACTCCCCGGACTCGTCCCAGTCCAGCCACAAGGCGGCAAAGAATCCCGAGCCAACGTCGTCCAACCCCTCGTCGAAGCCGGAAACGTCCACCTACCCGGCTACGAACCATGGTGCGGGGACCTCATCGAAGAATGCGCCGCCTTCCCCAACGCCACCCACGACGACCAAGTCGACGCCCTCACACAAGCCCTCACCTGGGCAACCATCACCAGACGCCGCAAAGGCAACACGTTCACACCACTCGGATAGGAGTCATCTGGCCCATGAGTATCCTCACAGACGCCATCACACAATGGGCCAACAGGCAGCCCGCATACCGGCTCCTGCACGACTACTACCGCGGCAACCACCAGCTACGCTTCGCATCCCGCGACTACCTGACGAAACAAACCCAGAAACTGTTGACCGACACGGTCATGTCGCTGCGAGAAAACCTGTGCCCCGCCGCCGTCACCGCATTCACCGACGGCATCGCCATCCAGCAATGGACCACCACCGATGATGGCCTCGACAACGACGGGGCCGCGAAACTCCACGGACTGTCCCGCCTCGAAGGCTTCATCGACAGGGCCGGTTTCATCTACGGCGACGCCTACGCGATTGTCTGGCCCGGCCGAGACGGCACCCCCGCCCCCGTTTTCTGCGACCCCACCACCATGGCCGCCCAGCCCGACCCAGACGACCCCTGCCAGCTGGCATGGGCCGCCCGCATCTGGACCGACAACGACTACGGCCGCATCAACCTGTACCTGCCAGACCGTTTGGAACGGTGGATCACCAAAAACCGAATCGGCGGAGACATGCCCACCAGCGACGACGCCTGGACCGGCTGCACCGATGATGACGGAGACACCATCACCCACCCATTCGGTGTCGTCCCCGTCTGCTGGTGGAAACGCGACCCAGACGACCACATGAGCCACGGCCACTCCATCCTCACCGACGTCATCCCACTACAAGACGCCCTCAACAAAACACTGGCCGACCTCATCATCACCACCGAAACATATGCCCGCCCCTTCTACGCCCTGCTCAACCACGACGTGGAAGAAACCATGCGCAACCCGTACGCCCCCACCCCCCCCCGCCCGCCCCCCCGCCCCCCACTCAACACCCCTCAACCCCCCAC